TTTGTGGAACCCTGAAATTTTATCCAAGGTATCAAAGATAATCATGCCTGGATTAACGTCTTTAAACAGAGCTGTGAGAGTTTTTACGTCGTTGGTGTCACCCTTAGTGATGATTACTTTCTTGGAGTTACCGCCCATATAGGCAACGTAGTCTGCCATCATCTTGTCTTTGTCTTCGACTAGTTCTTTGGTTGTCTTTCCAAGAGCTGCTTGAACAACCCTAAAGAATACAGCTTCGCTTTCTTCTTCGTTGTTGACCCAGACAATAGGACGATCTTTAGGCAGTTGTGGGGCTATGTAGCTAGCTTCACTGGCTAGGAACGTTGTCTTACCGACCTCTACACGAGCAGCAACAATAACAAAGTTACCTGTACGAAGAAGGCCAAGACTACGATTAAGAGCCATAAGACGCCACTCATAACCAGTAGAGACAATACGATCAACAATAACACCGATGTCAGGTATGACAAACATTTCATCCTTGTCCACATACCGTTCAACATTGCGTAGTGCTTCTACTGTGAGAGAGTTAATAGCTTCTATGTTAGAAGATCCATCTCGAACCTTGCCGCACTCGTCAGCAATTCGAGCAACGTAATCCATTTCAATGAGAGTTTTGATAACCTCATCATAGGCTAGCGTTGGTGTAAACGTTTCCATCTTCTTTATTATGTTACGAACTATAGAGATCTTGTCGGCAGTTAGCCGCATTGCGTACGTAGCAAACAGGTAGCTGCTAAACGGTTCCCAGTTGATACTAATAACACCAGGAAAAACCTTGTAAAACTCTCCCATTGTTTCAAGGATTGTTACGGTTTCAGACTGTATTACGTGGTTCTTTATGTACGGTCTGTACTTGTCGTAGTTGTGCTTTGATTCAGCACATAAGAACAGTATGTCAAAGTCCAAAATATTTCCTCAGGTTGTCTGGAGTTAAGTTCTTAGGTTCAGGAACAAGACTACTTGTCATGTTCTTGATTTTTATTTTGCTTGGCAAACAAACCATTAGTCTTTGTAATATTTTTAACGAAGCTTTTTGTCCTGGTTCATCTGGATCTAACCAAATAACTACTTTTTTATAGTGAACTAGTAGGTTTATCATTTCATCGGGTATAGATGTTTTTAGTAACGCCACTGAAGCATGGGGTGTATCTCTCCACACACGATAAGCACTTGTATAGTCTTCAGTTATTACTATAACTTCTGTATCTTTATTAAACCAAGATACACCTGTGCTTAGTTTTTTATAGTACGTTGTTTTGTATTTTGATTTTGTTGGATCAAAGCTTCTTAGTTGATACCCATATTGTGTCTTAGCGTAGTTGTGTATTGGAAGATATAGCTCATTAGAAAACTCTTTAAAGTAATGTCTGTCTTCTTCATTAGTAGTAGGAAACACATGGTGTTTAGCTAGCCAATTAACAATGTCAGCACTGTGTACATTTCCAGGTCTAAGATTAAACCCATCAGTACGCCTCACTCTTGGCATGTCATCTGTTTCGTTAAACAACCACTTCCTAAGTACCGTACCATCAGTAGAAAGCTCTCTCCAAAACCCATGATCGGAGCAATGGTGACAGTAAGCTACCACTCCTCCAACCACGTGTTTGATATAGAGTCTCTTCTTACGGTCTATACCAGCATCACAGCCTTCATGATCTATGTTTATCTGCTCCCCTATAGCCAATACGCTATAAGGTTGCAGTAGTTTTCTGTCGATCATCAGGATGTTTTAGTACCGTAGATTTTACGGAAAAGTTCTTTAGAGACTTTTTGTTGTGTTTCGGTAAGCTTGTTTGTGTAAGAAAGATCAATAGCAGTAACTAAAGCATACCCATATGCGTATTTTTTACAGATTGCTTGAAGTGCTCTAGGAGACATCGTGAGCGTAAGCTGCCCAGAAGAATACCCTTGACGAATCAGATTGGCAAACTTAACCAAGTTCTTGATCCAGTCTACGGGGATACCAGGAAACTTACCGTTAAGCATCTTACACTCAACTGCTTCAACCATGTAACCCATTCTTACTGTAGTTCCAAAACGATCTAACGTAGCTGTATTCTGTACGTTTGTGCCGCTGTGAGCACCTGTATCATCGCCTTGCCCTTGTGTGTTACCAAGAGCAACAATACGAAACCTGTCTTCAGGCGTGATAAATTTATCAGCAGATGTTCCAGGCATCTCTTTGAGAAACAACTTGCCGTTTTCTTCCAGAAGCCACTGGAGACCCATGCTAATCTCAGAAGGGGTAACGTCCCACTCATCCCAAGCAAACACGGCTCCGTAGCGTACAGCCTCTGTCAGGGTGCCATCTGTCCAGTAAGTAGAACCATCTTTAGCTTGTTGCTGCCCAAAGATCATCGAACTGTCCATGTCGCCTGTACAATTCAACCGAAAGAACGGACGACACGTATGAGCACAAAGCTGTTCAATGCAAGAACTCTTACCTGCTGCTGTTGGGCCATACACCAACACTTTCTCGTTGTTCTCCCAAGCCAGCAAGATGTCCTTGGTAACTGTTGCATCAAGTACATAATCAGGATCTACAACTGGAATGAAAGCTCGAATGCGTTCATCCCAATCCTCTGGTTTGTAGACAGCAACTGGAAAGTTATAATCAAAAGCAAGTAACGGAAACAACTTCTTTGCATCCATGTGTTTCTCACTAGTACGAAACTCAGGTGTTACTGTAGTAACTTTTTTAGTCGTTACTTCTACATGTGGAAACAAATCAAGCGGATCAACATCAAATCTAGGGATAGTGGCTTTCTCTGCTGATACGCGCTTAGTCAAAGCATCTTTGATTGCGTCTTTAACCAAGTCTTCAACAGGCTTAACTACTGCGGGGCTAGTCATTTAGCAATTTCCTCTCTATGAGTTCAAGCAATTTGGTAGGTATTTCTTCTGGCTCATTCACTGTAGAACTGTGTTTGTAATACTTAAATACTGACTCATCACACAAACCTAAACCATATATCTCAACTCGTTTGTTACTTTCTATCTCTTGTATTACTTGTTTTGTAAAAGCTGATAAGTCATAACTGCTAAAGCTTGCAGCAGGTTGACCATCAGACATTACAATCAACAACCGTTTCTTTTCTTTGCGTTTAATTAACCTGTCATACGCCCAAAGAATTGAATCACCATCTGGATTACCTGTCATGTGGTCTGAGCTGCAAGCTATGTTTTGAATTAAATCGTCTTCAGATAATTTGAGTGCTGCAAAAGACTTGTAAATGAAATTGATTGGTGTGTTTTTGCTAGATCCATAATCAGTAAACCCAAGAATCTCAACTGGTACTTTAAGAACACCAAACACTTCATTAAGAAGTACAGCAGATTCACAAGCAAAGAACACTTTATCGCCAGACATACTTCCTGACATATCAATTAATACAGTTACAGCAGCATCAAGAACGGTATTAGTAACTTTCTTCTTAAAGATACGCTCAGAGAATCCAGGTGTCTTAAGAGCCAACCTAGCTAACCTTGCGTAGTCCATCTTGCCTTGCTTAGTACCATATTCGTACTGAGTCTTTGCTCGTATCTGTATCAACCGACGTACTTGTTGAGCAAAGTTATCAATACGAGTTACTTTGCTTTCAACTCTTTCGTGGAAATTCTTTATAAAAAAGTGAGAAGCTGCACTATCTCGGTTTAAAAGATAATCAAACCCATCTGAAGCTGTGTTTTTTATGTAATCTACTGTGATGTAGTCATCAATTGAAGCAGCGGGCCAGGTGTAGTCTCTGTCACCAATGTCTATTTTGTAGAGCAATCCAGTTTTGTTCATACGATCTTTTTCTTCTGTATCGTGTGTAGATACAAGCTTAGTGTCTATGTCTGCAAGCTCCACACGAACAACTTGCCACTGATCTTCAGTGATTTTCTTAGATTCATCATCTGATTCAGCATTTCCAGCAGCTCCAGACTCACCTAAACCCTCCATTTCTTCGCCTTTATCGGCTGGTTTTTCTTCTTTTGGGGCTTTTTCGTCAGTTATTGGTGGCTTAGAATCTTCTTTTGTTGCTTCAGTTGGTTCCCCCTTCGGGGATTCTTTTTCTTCCTTACCGCCATCTTTAGCTGGTTTAGGAGGTTCTTTGACTCGTTTCTCTTCAGCGTCAGGATCACCCCCCAGAGCTTTAAAGATGTCTCTGGCTAGGTCATAGGTCATTGCTGACCCTAGCTTCTTTCTAGGCTCTTCCTGAGCGTTTAGGAGCCTATCTGAGAAGGGTTCCAGAGTCTTATCCATCTCCTCATCGGTTTTAAACCGACTTCCAGACAACTCACACTGAGGAAATAGCCTAGAACTGACCCTGGTATCCCACTTAATGAGGGATTTGATGATTTTGTTTAAAGGACTAGCTTCTTCTTTTGTTTTTTCTCGTATCTGGTCAAGCAAAAGAGGACAAGACTTATCCCAAAGCTCCCTAAAACCCTCGTATTCAGTTGCTTCCAGGGCATTAACCCTAGAATCTTCTAGAACATTCCAGATAAATCCAAGAGGACTTGTGTTAGCACAGATTTTCTTTTCCCGAAGAATACCGAAGTCTGAATACAGATCGTGAGCTACTTCGTGATCGGTACTAGCCATGATGCTGTCAAGTTGCTCTTGAGTTGTATGTCTGTTAATTCTGGGCAGGTAAATTGTTTCTCCGTCGTGCCTTGGTTGGCACTCATCCTCAAATACAACACGAAGATTTGCTCTACCTGCTGAAGCTTTTACGTACCTAGCTACGTCTAAGCCTTTAATCAACATAATTTAAATTCTCCTTAAGATGAGCACGACTTAAGTTCGTCACGCATAACTGCTAAATGAGCTTCAACAGTTTCACGTTCTGCTGGAGTCAGTTTCTTGATGTTATTAATAACAACTAAGCAACATGCTTGAACTTTTTTAAACAAATTAATATCTGCTGTAGTTTTAAGGTGTTTAAGTTTTATTTGAATATGGCTTTTACCTAGTATTTCACCATTAAGGCCAGTCAAAGAGATGGTTTCTTTTAAAGCAGAAAGCACAACACTCTTAGCCGATCTCCAGGGACTTGGCATTGAGCTAATTTTGTATTCGCTTTTGATGAGCTTCTCAACTTCTTTAAGTTCTTTAGCAAAAGCGTGGTGTTCAGAGTTAGCAAAGCTGGCTGTAACCATCTTTGTCCAGCAGTTATCGCTGCTAGCATCTGAAGCAAGACTGTTTGTTGCTGCGTCATACAACAAAGACTCGTGTAGTACACTCATAATTAATGCCCTTTGAAGTGGTGAGTAAGACCTAAGACACTTGCTAGAAATAAAGCGTCGTGCTGTGTACCCATTCCGTGGGCTATACGAACAAGACACTCTAAACAACGTTGTTCTAGTTCTTGTTGATCCTGGTGTTGTTGTTTTTCGTAATCATCAGGCTCAGGTAAGTTGCTTTCATTCACTTTAGTTCTCCACTTGTTATTAATAACAACAACGGGTTTTTGACAGACGCCCCGCGCCCCTAGTGGGGCGGCTGTCGGAAACCCATTATTACTAGCTCATCTGGTGAGCCAGCAAGCCGAAGGCCAGAGCCGTACCCTGGCCTAGGCTTGCAATTATTATTTTTGTTTAATTTCACTTAGTTTTTCAAAAGCATCAAATGTAAAAGTTACTACTTTTTCAAAGTCTTTTTCTGATGCTATTAGTGCTTTTTCAAGTACTTTGATGCGTGCTTCGAGCACTCGTATTTTTGCTCCTTGCTCGTCGTAGTTCAGTATCGGTTTACTCATCTTCCACCCCTATCTTCTTCTCCTCAATCTTCACCGACTCAATAAACTGAGCTAGCGTATAAACACAGGGCAGTATCAGGTCGCGGCATATCGCATCATTCACCGCAGACTCCTGTACGCCCTGCGCTAATAGTTTAAGCGCACCAATTCTTTCACTGACGAGCATATCCAGGTGGTCAAAATCCAACCGTTTGACGGTTCCGATGTTTTCGTATTTCATGTGTTCTTCTCCTTTAGCTTGGCTTCGATGGCTTTGGCGTAATCATCTTCCCATCCACAGCAAGAATTAAACCCAATCACCTTGTCTGTAATTGAATCTCGCTCATCATCCGTCAGCCCAACCCACGGGCGTTGAACTGTTAAGGATTTCTGAACGGTTGGTTCCGCAAGCGCGGCTTCGCACGACATATCACAGTTGTAACTTCCGCACTTGTAACATGATCTATCCCACAAGATATTTATGCTTTCTCTCAGTTTGTCAGTCATCATTCACCCTCCCATTTTCCAACTGCTCGCAGGAAAGCCTCGGCGCGTTGCGCTGCGGTGGCTTGAATTGCTTTAGGCCAATTTCCATAAAAATTTAAAATAATAAAAAAATAATCTTCTTTTTGCTTTTGGTTTAAAACCTTCTCAGCTTCGTGCATGGCGTTTAAATCTTCGGTGTAGTTTGGCAAAATTTGTAATTCAGGTAAAACTCTTTCAGCAATTCTCCACCCACACGCTTCCGCAATAGCTATTCTTTGCTGTTTTGGTTTCATCATTCACCATTTCTGATTGCTTCGGCACATTTCTGCGCCACACCCTCAACGCTATAAAATTCTTCGCACACTAAAGCGCACCGTTCACGCTCTTTCGCTACCGCATCGGCAAGTTCAGCGGCGGTGGCCCAGTGGTCAACATTACATAGCCGCAATTGCTCTCTTGCTTCAACAAGTTCGCGCTCAAGGTAACGTGAAAAGTCAGCATCAACAACGTAGTGCGGTTCCACTATTGATCCCATGTTATGCTCGGCTACATCTGTTCTTGGTGTGTCGCTCATTTCTTCTCCCTTGCATCCATCTCGCGCAAGTCATTAGCAGCATCACTGACGCCATGCCAATCTTCCTGCCGCACTTTCATCAATAGGTATTGAATCAATATCTCGCGGTCAGTCATCGCATCACCAAACTAATAGCCATAATTACACACACTAAAATAAGCACCCCGCTGATGCCAGCATCGAAGAATCCTTCCTTGTAACCTGCATCGTGACAGTGGCTACAGTGTTCTTTGTCTGGGTAAGCTCCTTCCCAGATGTCTGGTTTCTTTTGATCGTTGCTCATCTGTGAATACTCCGGTGTTTAACTAAAAGAAATGAAACACTCTTACGATCAATACAACTTTGACACTTCCAGATTCGTTTCTTACCGTTAGCAGAAAGAACTTGTTTAATTCCTGCTTCTCTACGGCAAGACTGACAACTAGGATTTAGAGCCATTTTTCTTAGTCTCCTTGAGATACATCATGTATTCAGCAACCATTTGTAGTTCGGATGCTTTCCAGGCTTTCCAAGTAGGCTGTGTTTCTTCTTTAAAGAATGTGCGACGAGCTTGAATGTACTCTTCAAGCTTTGTCCACACTCGTTGTTCTTGCCGGTTCATTTTTTAACCTTTTCAGCTTTTTCTTTTGCTTTTCTTTCAGCTAAAACTTTAGTTTCATAGTCCTTCATGCGACGTTTAAAACTATCAACACTGTTGTGTGTGTCAGCACCACGATAACGATGTGTCATATCAATCTTTTTCTTCATAATGGTGTTGTTTTCCTTTTGTTTGTAACGTACTGAGTTAAAAGTGAGCAACCACTACAACGTAATTAAATCTCAACTGCACCCTAGTCACCCAGGATGCAATTAAAAGTAATTACTTACTCTTTGGTGGCGTAATAATCCAGGAACCTGTGATACACGTTGTTAAACGCGAGCTGGACATCAACTGGAGTTTCAAAAGCCATATGAGGCTCTTCCATCTCGTTGGTTAAAGCAACCATTTCTTCGTTAGCAGCAATCTCATCGTCCTCAACGATGATTGTTTTCATCACATCATCAAACTCTTGAGATACTATGAAGTCATACTTGCTACGAGTCATTTTATTTCTCCTAGTTATTTATGAAAAAAAAACGAGAGCAGCGAGCCGCCTCTCACCCCCGAAGGGGGCGGCGAGCTGCACTCGATTTATTATTTTTGTTATTAGTAACAAGCAAGCCGTAGGCCACAGCTTCATCGTGGCCGAGGGTTGCCTGTAGTTGGTTCTATTATTACTGAAGACACAATTAGTGCTCTTTGCACTCGTTCTATTATTAGTTTTTCTGGTAAATTTAATTCTTGGTTACAGTAACCCAGAACATCTAATAAAGTGTTTTGCATTACTACAAATGCAATTTTTTCTTGTTTATTCATATTGGTTTTATTTTTAACCAAGACTTAAAACAAGAACAATAAAAATATAAATACAAGTAAAAGAAACTAATATTAATAAAGAGTCTTTAAGCATAATTACTTTTCCTTTCTTTGTTTACCACTTACTTCTTGAAGAATTGTCATTTGATTATTTCTTTTTGATATGAATCTCTTTTTTCCCTTGTCTGTTATTTCTGTTTTATAAAAAGTGTTTCTAAGATTCCAGAGACTATCTCCTTCAGCTATTGTTTCAAATGTTTTACCATCCTTAGTGCTTATTTGTATTTCATATGTTTCTTTGTTGCAATACTCTAATTGTTCAGCTATTCCTATTAAACTCATAATTCACCTGCTGTCAGTGCATCAAGCAGTCTTGCACGATCAATAGCTACAGTTAAGCTTTTGTTTTTGTTCCACTCTTTCCAACTAATGCAAGTAAAACATTTCTCATCAAAGTCTAAACAGTTATCGCCTGCATAAAGAATCATTTGTTTTTTTGTAAGCCGTAGTTTTATTTTAATGTAGTGGTATTTTTTAGTTGTCATTTGTTTTTTCACATTCAGTATCAGTAATACAACCTAAAGCAAAATTAGTATCATAAATATGTTTAACAATTAATCCAGTATTAATAAAAGAAACCAATAATAAAATACCCATAATATATTTCATGTTTATTTATCTCTCTCTATTTCTAATTTATATATCTCTTCAAACTTATTACCCCAATAAAACAAACTAACTAAACTACTTAAATTTAATTTCAACATCTTTAACTCTTCTATCTCATCATTAATCTCTTCAATATTCACTTCTATCTCCTTTTAATTAATCATCAAAAGCAACCCAGGCAAGGCCGCTACACCCGACAGGGTGGCCTTGACTGGGCTTGCTTTTCTAAGTGTTACATCGGATGTCAGCAGCGCGAAGGCCACGGCTTCTTGTGGCCTAGCGGTGCAATTATTAATAGATGGGATCTATTGGATCTTTCTCGTTGTCCCATTTATTAGTTTCTTTGAGATTTTTCCAAGCTCTTCCTGGTTCAGGAGTTTCATAATCACTGTTACTAGTAACACGTTCAACTAATTCACTGTAATCAATGTGATCGTAAGTGATGTCGTGCTTTTGAATAAAGCCTTTTACCTCTTCACGAGTAAGAGCTGGTGCCAGGATTCTTACTCCATTGTTGAAGAGGAAGTCCGATAACCCTTGTGGGGCTATGTTTGTTGCAATTACCTTGCCTTCATTAGGATCGTTATAACTAAGTACGTTGTAAAGCATGATGTTGTTTTCCTTTTGATGTTGGAAGGAATGGAGAAAGAGGAAAAAGGGAGACCAGCTCCCTAATTCCTTTTGTTTCCCTTTGGTTAGTGTGTGTCACCAATCACCGGAGTGGAGCGTTCACGTTTGGCGGCGGCGTCTTTCATTGCTGCTTTGAAAGAATCCAGCTCGTCAACTATGTCCGACAAGTCCTTCTGGAGAGGGTTCTTGTAGCGGTGAAGCATGAAGAGAACGTCGTTCAGCATCCCTAGCGCCAGGTGAGTCTTGAGGCCTGAGCCAGCTCCGTTCATCAGAGCGTTGAAGGCTATAAAATCAAATTGTTTCATTTTGTGTTTCCTTTGCTTTTTTGTTTGCTGAGGTAAGTCGCTGCTTCCTCACGAACAGTTCCTCAACATCGGCAAGCGAAGCTACAAAAACAAGCCCTTGTCACGGCAGGTAGGCATGCCATGCGGGGTTTCGAGACCGAGATATACCGGAGGACACGTAGGCGGGACGGTGCCGACGTAAGGAGGACACCGCCAGCCGTAGTGCCGGAGGATATGCTCTCGGTTGAGCCGCTTGGCGAGTCTACTTGCAAGCCTACGTAGTTGCGCCTAATCCTTGCCAAGCGAAGCGGGACAAGGATTTGGACGCGTAGGCTGGTGTGACCAGCGCAAGCAGGGTTACGAAGTAACCAAGTAACTAGTTATCTGAGGAACAGTGGGGAGCAGTGAGTTAGCTCAAAAACAAAAAACGAAGGGAACCAAAATCAGAAAGAATTTGAATTTATAACTGAGACCTTTGGTGAATGGAGGTGGATCAGACCTTAAGACCACATGGTGATAGGGTGGTGAATGATGCTCTCTGAGTGGTTCATTGCTACAAGGTTCCTATCCACGAAGGATGCCGTTGGACTAGTTGATGAGCGATTATTGATAAGCAGCAGTGAGAGCGTCGCTGTCGAATGTGAGCGCACCGCGCCGATGGTTGGGGATACACACGCCGAAGGGGAACTAAAGAGTTAGGAAGCTGGATGAGCTTTTGAGGCTTTCGGAATGGATGATGGGAAGCATTTGCTTCCAGTTGGTGTGTGGGTAGCTTGGTGTAGTGTAGCGGTTGACTGAGACTGTCCTGGTGGGTTCTAGAGGCATACTTGTGTGGGGTAGTGGAGTGATAGTTAGTGGGAGTGATGGATGAGGTAAGTGCTTGAGTTAGCAGGTGATTGCAATGACATCAATAAATACAAGGACTTAGGTGAGTTATCCACAGGTTTATACACAGGTCAAGTTAAAGTAACTTATCAAGATGACGAGATCTCGACACTTACGATAACGTTGTTGTTGTTTGGATTGTGTAGCAGCCACATCATTGTGTTATTAATAACATTAGTCATCATCCTGTGTAGATTCAGCTATCCTGTGTTGTCCAGGTCAAGAGACAGGTGTGGGGAGGGAAAAGAATTCTTATTTAATTATTATATATAGCAACTTATAACGATTCTTATAGTTTATAAACAAGGGGAGGTATAGTAATACTTCTTAGTATTACGTATAGTAGTACTTCTTAGTACTACATATAGTACTTAGTACTACTACTATTATAAAAACACTATTATATATACTATATATAACTACTATAGTTACTACTGTCTCCTAGACTCTCAGTCCCTACGGGATGTAGGGAAAAGAAGATCCAAACCTTACACCAACCTTACAACCTTAATGAAACCTTACACGAAGCTTACAAACGCACCTGCTTTTTTATAATTTTTTTACGAAGACCCTCGTCTTCTTAGAAAATTTGCTTGTTCCCCCAAAACTGTGGTTTACTACGCACCTGGGTTTTGAGTGGGGGGTTAAATGTGAGAGTCTTGGTTGCTTGTGAGTTCTCTGGGGTTGTTAGAGATGCCTTTATTCGTAAAGGCCACGAAGCTGTGAGTTGTGATTTACTGCCAACAGACTCTGAAGGCCCACACATTGTGGGAGATGCTTTAGAAGTTATCTGGAACTACAAATGGGATTTGATGATTGCACATCCTCCTTGTACGCACTTGGCAGTATCTGGGTCTAGGTGGTTTTACAAAAAACGCACAGAACAAGAAATAGCCTTACAATTTGTAAGATCTCTTATGGATGCTCCGATAAACAAAATTTGTATTGAAAATCCTATCTCAATCATTAGCAGCAAAATACGTAAACCAGACCAGATCATCCAGCCCTATATGTTTGGACATCTTGCCCGTAAGACTACCTGTCTTTGGTTTAAAAACCTTAACAAATTAACACCTACCTCAGATTTAAAAGCTGAGGTCAAAGCTCTTCCAAAAGGACTGCAATGTCCTATACACTATCTTCCTCCTACTCCCGATAGAGGTAAAAAACGTAGTATTACTTACGGCGGTATTGCCGAAGCAATGGCTTCTCAGTGGGGAACATAAATTATGCGTAGAGGAACATCAAAGTGGAATCCACACAAGAAGGCTCGGTGGACGGAGCAACAGAAGCTACAAGCTGTAGCAACCTACGTCATGCTAGGCAACCTTACTGAGACAGCTTTAGCCACAGAGATCCCCCGATACACTCTTAGAGAGTGGAAGGTAAAGGACTGGTGGAAGGATCTAGTTAATCAGATCCGTGAAGAGGATGTTCAGCAACTGGACAGTAACCTCCAAAGGGTTATCCAGAAGGCTCTAAAGGCTACAGAAGACCGTCTGGATGCTGGTGAATACCAATACGACCCAAAGACCGGCAAGGTCATTAGAATCCCTATCAAAGCTAACATAGCCTTGAAGATCACCACAGAACTACTCACCAAACAAGAACACATGAGAGACAAGCCAGAGCGTATGGAGGTTGAAAAGACCATTGACGCTAGGCTAGCTAAGTTGGCTGATGAGTTCGTTAAGTTCTCTTCTGCGAGGACTATCAGCGGTAAAGCTTCTAGTGACCTAACAGCTATAGAAGCTGTAGTAGTCTCCTCTTCTTCTTCCTAATTAAGGGATTTTAAATATTATGGCTAAGAGTCCTGCTTGGCAACGCAAAGAAGGTAAGAACCCTAATGGAGGCTTAAACGCCAAAGGCAGGGCTTCTTACAATGCAGCTAATCCAGGTAAACCTGGGCTTAAAGCACCTCAACCAAAGGGAGGTAGTCGTAAGGCTTCCTTCTGTGCAAGGATGGGTGGCATGAAAAAGAAGCTTACTTCCGCTAAAACGGCCAATGATCCAGATAGCCGTATCAACAAAAGCCTTAGAGCCTGGAAGTGTTAGGGCTATGGCTACCAAAACTAAGGCTAAACGCAAAGGTAAAGCAGCAGGTAAGCAGTTTGTAGCCCAACCCAAAGCGATTGCAAAGAAAACAGCGAGGTACAGATAATGGCTAAAAAGAATTGGATTGCTAAAGCAACAAAGAACAAAGGTGGCTTACATCGCAGTCTTGGAATACCGATGGGTACAAAGATTCCTGCCGCTAAACTCTCTGCTGCTGCTTCTAAAGGCGGCAAAGTAGGCAAACAAGCCAGATTAGCTAAGACCCTCAAAGGCTTTAGGGGGTAAATTATTATGCCACTACCTGATTACCACCCTATTCCTGATGTAGCGCATTTTTCAATGCCTTGGTCTTCTCTTTCAGAAGAAGATCCTAGCTCTTATCGTCAAGATGGCAGTATGAAGGGGCCAGGATGGTTAGGCCCGTACAAGAATCCAAAAGGTCAAATGGTGTCTGAATACTCCATAGGAGTAGAACTAGATGACGAGGAAATGGATATACCGAGTCTTGTTCCTGGGCTTACTCCGCAAGAGATACGAGAAGTAATTCTAGGTAGAGTGTCAGACTCTGTAGCGGAAAAAGCCGTTGCTCACGCAAAACAACGGTTAAAAGAAAATAAGTCAGTCTGGGCAACTGAAGATGACTATAAGGCGTTCATGTCTCCTCCCAAAACAAAGGAAAAAGACTGAGCAAATGTAGCTGTTATTAGTAACACCAACCTCAACACAAGAAAGAATGGAAATAACATGGCTAAAATGACGATGAAGAAACACCCCGATGAAAAAGAAGACAAAGTTCTTATTAAAAAGATGATAAAGGCCTCTGCTGGTGCAAAAAAACCAATGGCTCCCAAAGCTAAGTCTAAAACGGCTAAAAAGGGCTATTAAGCCCCCAGTATGGCTGAAAGTCGTTTATCCGCAGAGGTTCTTGAAGGGTTTATCTGTAGTGTCCTGAGAAGGAACTTCGATGACCCTGCGGATAACGCTGACTTTCACAAAGAGATCTGGCAATACATCTGTTCCCCAGACTCTAAAGTAGCCATTGCAGCACCGCGTAACCACGCCAAAAGCACCGTAGTAACCCACGCTTATACCCTAGCATCTGTCTTATTCAGAGAACAGACTTACGTAATTATTGTCTCTGATACTGTTGGTCAATCCGTACAGTTCCTCGGAGACATCAAAAAGGAACTTGTAGAGAATGAAGATCTTAGAAATTTGTTTGGTGTTAGAGAGTTTCTTAAAGACACTGAAGACGACCTTATTTGCAGCATGGATGACGGTCACTTGTTTCGTATTCAAGCTAAAGGCTCTGAACAAAAGCTAAGGGGCTTGAAGTGGAAGAACCGTAGGCCAGGGCTTATCGTTGGGGACGACATGGAGAACGATGAGATCGTCATGAACCGAGACAGGCGATTGAAGTTCAAACGGTGGTTCTACGGAGCCTTGCTTCCAGCCTTATCTGATAAAGGCAAGATTAGGTTAGTAGGCACTATCCTTCACCTTGACAGCCTTCTTGAGAACCTGATGCCTAGCAGCCTTCTTAAGACCATTGCAGGGGGCCACAAGAGTCTTATTAGGGAAGACTTGAAGGAGTACACAGACGTAAAACTATCTTGGAAATCCATCAAGTACCGAGCACACACGGACGATTACAGCAAACTTCTTTGGCCCCAGAAAAAGTCTGCCAAAGAGTTTAAGGCTATGAAGGATGACTATGCTAGACAAGGACTGTCTGATGTCTACAGTCAAGAGATGTTTAACGTTCCTGTGGATGAAGCAGATACCTTCTTTAAAAAACATGACTTCATAGCTATGACTGGAGACCACAAAAAGAAAAGGCTTTTGTATTACATTACCTGTGACTTAGCGGTCTCTCAATCTCAAAAAGCTGATTACTCAGCTTTCTGTGTGGCTGGTATGGATGACGAGAACAAGCTTCACTTAGTCCATGTTTTAAAGGAGAGACTTGACTCTTTACAAATAGTAGATACTATGCTTGCCTTACAGAGGATCTATAAGCCGGTACTCTTTGGAATCGAAAAGGGTGTTATTCAGAAGTCGATAGGCCCGTATCTCAATGAGGCAATGCAAGAGCGCAACGAGTACATCAGCACAGCTTTACT